GGGCATGTCGAGCAGTTCGAAACCTTCCTGCGGTGACATGTAACCAAACTTCATGAAGTCCATGACGTTTGCCATGCGGGCGCTCTTCGACTGGGGCAACGCGCTCCCCGCTTCAATACGCAAATCTGTGCCCCGTGTAATATCGGAGCCCTTCAACAGGATTGCCTCGTAGCCACCATCCTCACCTGTGGCCTTCACCAGACGTTCAATGTCCCAATAATCGGACACCAAAGAAAGCGACTGGCGCGCAGTCTTCTCCACAGCATCCTCCAGGGCGGTAATAGTTGGCCCCAGGTACGAGTCGTCCCGTTCTTGCAAGTAAGCAATAGCTGTTGCCGCGGAAATACCGCCAGGTGCTTGCCCCCTGCTGACCTCATGCTGACCAGAGATGTCCTCAAAGTTCATTTGCTGGCGCTCGTTAAACTGAACCACATAACTGGGGAGGTCTTGTAACGGCAACGGCGACGGGCGTTGAGAGTTGGGTCGCACGGGAATCCACAAACCAGGTTCCGTGGTTACCTTCTGAGGGACAACAGAACCCTCATCAAAAATAACCTGAGGCTTGCTCGTCCGGTTCTTTGCCTCAATAATTTGAGACTGTGTGCGGTTGTACTCAATCTGCAAAGGAATAAGGTCCGTGATAACAGAATCGGAATAAAAACGCCCAGTCGGGATGTGAGAAAGTTTTGCAAAAGGGTACTGTTTGTGACCGTAGGGCAAACCCTTCAGACCCGCCTGAATAATGCGGTCGTTCACAATAGTAACAAAACCTCCCTGGGGGAGAATTTTTGTGCTACCTGGCTTCACCCACGCTTCAATAAGTGTGGCGCTGTCGGGGGTAGCATCCTTGTTCGGGGCAATACCCATTTTCGAGGGAGACATAATATCTTCCAGCTGGGCGTCCTGGGTGACACTAAAACCGTCAGGGAGCATGTCAGCATACGCCAACTCAATCCATTCAACAGGTTTGTTATAAACGCAAAAAACGTAAGGTTGTTCCTGGATGCAATCAGCAACCAAATCGGGTACAAGAACGTTGAACGGGCTAAGCGCCGCCCAGGCCACATCACCATAAACCTCGGAGTCCATGTCGTACCCCTGGTCATCCCAATACGTTTTAATGAACGCGGTGCCGGTAATTGTTAACCAGAAAACCGCTTCGTTAATGACTTTGTCAAAGTTTAACCTGAAGTAAAGCGACTCCCACACTTGCTCTCCGGCCCTAGCCGCAAAAACATCATCATCGTCATTGCTTGCCGGCATGACACTTGCCGTGGGTTTGCCTGAGGTGAGTTTCGCAATTTCTGTGCGAATAATAGGGCGAATCTTGTTAACCGTAATACGGGGTGTATATTTGTCTAGCTTGGGGAGCGGAATAAGACGGTCTTCTGTTCTGCTCCAATCGACGTACTGTTTGCCCATATAGAAAGAAAGGTTTGTGTACCATTGGCGCTCGTAGACACGTCTTACTTGCCTCATGGAATTATATTGACGCTTAACCCATGCAACAAGTTTGCGCCCGTCTGCGCTGTCCGAAAACTTTCGCACCTGTGCGGCGGAAAGCATGTTGGGGTTCATTTCGCTTTCGTACGAACGGGTAGGCTCGTCGCCCTCGGGGAGTGGCGCTTCGCCGGGTCCCCCCGCCAGCATTTCTTCGTTTTCGGCTAGGTCCTTATCAACCTTTTTATCTGATAGCCGCTGTGATGGCATCTAAGTCTTCCTTGTCTATGGCTATTGCTTCTTCAAGCTCACCCGAAAGTCGTGCTTCTTCGGCGGCATAAGTGTCTCCTGTATAGTACCGCGCATTTTGCTCGTATTCAGATATTTGAGACTCTCTTTGCTGTGCGTATTTTATCTCGCCGTAAGCTAAAGCGTCCTTACTTGCCAGAAGCCTTACTGTTTCGTCCAGTTGCTTTGACAGAGGGTTTACTATCTGAGCTGTCCGGTTCGGTTCGGTCTTCACTATCCACAATACCAGGGTTAGGCTCGCCATTGCCGTCAACCCCAGCAAGGTCAGTGATAGCGTTAACAGAAAGTTGCTTGATTCCATTGATTACTCCTTCAATAGTTTGAGGGACGTGCGATAAGGCTTCCTCAAGTTCTTTAATACGAGCCCTTGCGGCACGTAAATCTTCGTGTACTTCGTTGACCCGTTCGTCTGATTCTTTTTCTGAAAGGTAATTGGTTTGCCGCGCCAACCATCCCATACCCAAAGCCGAAACGTACACGTGGCCGTAATCGGGTATAGCAAAACCCAAATCGAGTGCAGGTTCCATATTCTGACTGTTCGGGTAACCCGTCAATATGCACCGCTGTGGGAACAGGGTCATGACGTTCACAAATTTTGTGTTAGAGCTAGGCATTTTTCTCCTTGATTAGATGAGTACAATGATACACCAAAAAGCTACTCCATCCCGCCGAAATCATAATTTCCGCCACCCCTGAAGTTATGTTGGTTGTTCAAAGCCCTACTATTCCTGCGCTCGAGCTCGGAACGGTGAGAATAAGACACGTCGAGGAGCCCTTCAGCGTACTCGTGATGGTCTTCGCTTTCCCCCGCGTAATCTTCTGGCGTCAAATCTGGCATGAACGTCATCAAATACCGCAAAGCGTCAGTCGTGTGGTCGTCCTTTTCCCGCTGACCCTCGGGCTGATTCCTCATCGCGGCAACCTTTTTGTTTACAAAACGGTTCTGCTTGGCCCCTTTTAACTCCCGAATACTGTTGTGGCATTCCCGCAAAATGGTAAGAAACGGTTTGCCCGTCTTGGGGTTAACTTTCAAATACTGCATAATCTTGTTAATGCCGACTTCTTTTTTGCGGGGTATCCCATCCACGTTAATATAGATACCGTGTTTGGCGTACTCGCTGATGATGCTTTCGCCTGTGATACCGCTTCTTTGTTTCATTGCCGGGTCGCCGGTAACCATATACGGCACGCACCCCAGCTCGGCGTTTACCTGGTCAATAACTTTCGCATGGTCAGCAACGGTCGCATTGGCCTGATAATACTCCTTTATCACCGTCAGGCCGCCTTTAATGTCCGCGGCAACCCACAGCCATGCTGTCGGATTGCTGATACCGTGGTCCCCCGTAAGGTAAACCCTCATCCGGTTAGAATCAAACCCGTACTCTCCAAACGTTTGATTCGCGTGCGTCACCTCTTTGAACTCTTTATACAACGCACCCGAGATTGCCAAATATTCGCCACCAAACCGGACGGCTTTATTTTCTTGGTCCATGGTCCCAAAAATGCGCTCAATGGCCTCTTTCGCAAGGTAAGGATTTTCGTCCGTACGCATCTGGACCAACCCAATTCGCGGTTCCTCACCCTTTTCCAAAGACTCAAAGTAAGGCTGATACAAGTCGTCATAAATCCATTCCATACCCGCAACGGGCGTCTCGCTAATCCACCAGTAACCGTTTGTGTCCAACAAACGCATCTGACATTCATCAAAAATAACCTGGGGGCATTCTTCGTCAAAGTGAATAAAATGCCGCGACGTCCCAGCAAACTTGTCAAGGTCCTGGTCCTGTGACATAAATTCCACAAAAGAACCATCTTTTAAAGTCAACGTGTGCTGTTGCGCAGAATAACTTTTATCCCAAGAACCATCAATAAGAAAATCTTTAGGCATGTACTGTTTGTATAAAGGCAGAATGATTTTGTCCACACCATTCAAAAAGTCTACACAGACAACACGCCCGCGTACTTGCCCGTCCAGGTTCTCCCGGAAAGGGTGAGACTTTGTCAAATACCATACCGCCTCAACCACGGAGGCCACGGACTTACCGGACCTGTTGCCGGCAACAAACAACCTTTCCCTCTCCTGAAGTTTATGGAATTCTAGTTGCCGTTTGTGAGGCTCATAAGCGTAAACGTTGGGTTGGCGGGCCTGAACAAGGAGGCTTTGTTCAATCTCCTGCACCAACCCCAAAAAGTCTACGGGTTCTTGCTTCGAGTTCGACATGCGTGCCGCGCGATGAGCCATCACTGCCCTACTGTGGTTTCATATTAATTAACGGTTTGATTCTGTCAAATTCGTCAGGCGGAACATTATCCACGTGTACCCCACAGAACCTAGCACCCATTGTAGCAAGTACAATGGCGTCAGCAATATTATCGTCTTTCACGTCAAGCTTGGGAAACCATTTATTTACGGCTTCGATGACGGCAACCTTTTTTGCGTTACCGTTACCTGTCGCATACTTCGCACGCGACCTCGGGGGGACAATAAAAATACCCCTAAGTTTCACTTTACTGCGTTTCTCCCAAGTGTAGATAGCGTGGCGGACAAGCCACCAACTGCCCGCAAGCTCATGCGACTTAGCGCCACCACTATTAAAACTGGGACCCTCCATAACGATTACGTCCCCATCCTGTAAACTTTTAACTAAGCCCATGACAGTGTCGACAATATAATCCAATCTCTCGTGACCAAAAAGTTTATTTTTTGCCACACTCAAATGGGTCCAAGAAAAGCTGTTAGGTCCCTCCCTGTCCACAAGCGCTAACCCCGTACCGGTAAGAGAAGGGTCTATCCCCAAAATTTTTGTCATAAAAAACACCCTACACGACCAAGGAACAACATGGCTGAATTAAATGCAGACGAAAACAACAAAAGACGCCTAAAGCAGATAGCCCGTTTTCGTGAAGGTATTGTTGGTAGCACACCCGAAAAGCCACCATCGTCTCGTTACATTGACTGGTTCCACGGGCAAACGTCATACCGTCGCCCCACAGACCTGCACCACCAGTTGGGCAAAAACTCTTGGGATGCGGCCCCCGGGGACCACACCCATGCCGCGGCAGACATAATTGGTCTCGACTTTGAAACAAATGTTGCCATCACCCCGACTGGCGGGACAGACGGTACCGCACCAACCTGGTCTGGTGCCGCCGGGGATGTTTTCTCCGGGAGTTACACGAGAATAGGTTCCCTAGTCCACTTTGCTTACGTTGTAGACTTTTCAAACATTACCGGTTTCGGGACGGGACAATACTACCTTGAACTCCCCTACACTGTCTCACAAAATTATATTTTTCGCGACGGTTGCTTACACGACGATTCAACTGGACGCCAATACCATATCGCCGGCCAAGTAGATGCTGGGTCAAAAACTATGACATTGTGGACAACTGATAGCGATGGCAACAGGATTTACGATTTTGCGTTCGAACATGACGAACCCGTAACGTTAACAACTTCTGACGATTTTTATATCGCCGGCAGTTACCAAACAACAGAAGCTTAAATATCCGCCCCGTGACGTCGCGCCTCTTCACGGCGTAACTTATCCTCCGCATAAACATCCTCATCCGAAGCCTTAGTGTCAGGGTCGTGGTCCACATAGCCTCCATTCGGGGTGAAAGGAACAGAAGCGTCAACGCTACCGTCCCCACTTTCCGGCCTGGGCCCATAATGGGGGTCGTTCTTACCGTGCCACTGGTTGTGACACCAATCACAAATTCTATGCAAGTTAGTACCCACATTATTATTTAAAGTATTTTTGTCCGGGCCGTGATGCCTGTCAGAAGCCGGACGCCCAGGGCAACCCATGATGGGCACAACCCCACCACCGGCCTGCGCCAACCAAGCCCACTCGCAAACTAAACCCGCCTTTATCGGTGCAGCCTTAGCCGCCATTTTTCTTCCAGAAGAAAGGGGGTCTGTGTAATCCTCAGGAGGCTTCGAACCAGAATAGTTATCAATATACGTATCAATTGGCTCAGCCTCCTTTAGGGGACCAACATAGTTCCATCCTCCGCCTTTATAAGAACTAAGTTCCTCTTCCTTGAGCGTCTTATACGTATCAAAGTTCCCCGCGCAACAACACGAAACCCACTCGAATTTTTCTTGCTTTTCGTCAAGCATGACCCAAAACTCGTCACACTCGTCATGAAAGCCTTGCCTGCAGAACAAGCACACGTCTTCCAACTTAACTTCAACATCATCCAGTTCGCCCTCCAAAAAAAAAGGGGAGCCCGCCTCTACGGCGAACCCCCCTACGTTTTCACTCATCGTACAATCCAATCCCTATGTATTTTATTCCACGTTTACTTTTTTCTTTTACCATTGGCAGTCTATTTGATAACTCACGAACAAGTTGCGTTCTAGGTAAAGGACTTTCCGACTCTCGCGTACACCATGCTTTATAATTCTCATAAATTTCACCAACAGAATATTTCATGTGCTGATTAATAAATATGCGGTCAGTAACATACTGTGCAATATTGTCTTCTTCGAACCTATACTCCTTAGTTGCAATTAAAACGCTCTCAGGTTCCTTTAACTCGTCACCTTCGAGTACTCGCTTAGCGCCTTCCATCATCCAATTAAGAATGCCAGCGCCTTCTTCTCTTACGAGTCTCGGCGCTAACATTTTATCTTGTTCCTCAGGCGGTATTGTTACATCAAAATTTATTTTACGAACCCTACGCCAAAAACCGTCACCACCAGCAGAAACCTTAGGCAAATGATTCATTGCCAACACAAGAGTATGTGTCGGCTTGAAATCAAAAAAGTTTTTACCGATAAGACGAGCTGATATCGTATCTCCACCCGTCAACATTTTAACCCGTGACTCATTGAACTTTCCGTCAGGTCTTGTCTCTGAACCTATAGCTAAGCGACAACCCCTTAACCGTGCAATTTCTGTTGAATGCTCTTGAAACCCTTTATCTAACAAAAAGTTTTCAGGCATAGACGCGACATAATCACCTAGGATGCCAGAAGCAACCTCTAAGATGGTTGATTTTCCGTTAGCACCAGTTCCCACAAACAACGGCAACACGTGATGCAAAGACTCACCAATTAAAGCCAGCCCCAACAAATCCTGTATATACTCAATACGTTCATCATCAACAATAATTGTTTTTATGAACTCCATCCACTGTGGAATTTCTGAATCATCTGGCGCGACAGTTGTTTGCTTAGTGTGCCTATCAACAAAAGGGTTACCTTTTCTTAACTGCCCATTTTCTAAATCAATGATTCCATTAGGCGTACACAGTTCACGAGAAACCGAATCAAGTGTCCTTGCCGGACACACAATATCTGAGATTGACTCCGCTAAATCAATGGCAGCTTTTAACGCCCCTGACTGTAGAGACCTTTTAACCCATTTAACCGTACTCTCACTAGGGTTACTTTCGGCAAAATGAAAGGCTGATTCGATAGCTGCCTGGACAATCTTTTTGTTTTCATCCAAAACCCAACGATTGTTTTCCCAGCAATGCCAGCCCAAACTCGGGACAAATATAAACTTTCCCGATATATATGCTGCCAACCTAGACGCATTCGCTGAATCTGTGAACGCAAACGACTCCTCCTGAAACGCAATATCAGCAACAATCCTACTCGATAAAGCCAAAGAGCCCAACGAAGCGTTTTCATTTGACATAATACTTCCTTCGCTGGGCGATTCTTTTGGGAGATTTTGCACTGCGCGTAACTCACCCAACCTGTGAGTATGGTAACCAACAGCTTCTGCCAGTTTACTCTCTTCGAACGTTGAGACCAGTACACGCGCCCACGTAAATGTGGAGCCGACCTCATTATGTGTCGAGTCTCTACCGCCTTCGCCACTTTTAAGCAACTCTCCAAACTTATCGCGCAATAATAAAACCAACTGCCCGTAAGTATCCGACGTAACACAACCATTTCTTGCTGCAGCTTCAATTTTTACCGCCTTTCCTACCATCCAAGGGTGTCTCGCCTGAGGATTACCACCCGTAATTTCATCAATAAGCGACACACACCAAACACAATCGTGTTCTGCCGGCTCCCAAGAATCAGGAGAAGACACAACAATGAATTCATCAACAGGGTTATCTTCATGCGTAAACCCATACGCTGACAAAATATCTTCAACCTCTTCCAACGACAGCGGAGATGAAGATTTGGACAACCACAACTTTGTTAATACAGGTGAATCTGATTCTTTAAGATTGTACGTGCCTGGCGCCCGTAAAACCCTAGGTAAATCATAAACCGGGTCAACGTGACCTCCCTCGATGCTCGCAACTCTTTGAACCAGCTGGCCCCACCTTTTAGTGAGGCCCGCAATATACGCCCGATTGTTGTCATTAACTACACCATCCTCTATCAGCCAGTAAGGTTGCAAACCATAACCAGAGAACACAATACCAACAGGTTCCGAATTGACTATACCCGAAAGCATAGAAATAACCTGCTTTGCGCTTTCAGCGTCTTTTAGACCCGAATCTTTGAAATCTAAATCCGCCCACAGCGCCCTTAGCTTAGTTACCTTAGACGCGTCACCCCGGCCTTGCCCCGTAGGTATCAAACCCTTAACTTCATTAACCATCATATAAACATTGTTTTTGTCTTCATTCAACGTTTTTACGAAACCGTCAACATACTTTAACTTTTGATGACGCGTGTTCCATACACCGTTCTCACCGAAATAAGAAACAGAAATTATTTCATCGCTATCGCAACCAAGCTCAGTAAACAAATCGCTAATAAGTTTTTCCGATTTTGACCAATCGAAAACGTTACTATCTTCTGGCATTCATCCTCCTAAAAAAGTAAGTCGGGGTACCCACCATACAGTAGGTACCCCGACTTGGATTATTTAAAACCCAAACATTTCCTCAAGCACCGTTACAGACAACCCTGTTGCTGTGGCGATTACTTCTAGGCTAGTTTGGGGGTTATTTTTGCGGATAGAAAACGCCATCGCGTGTGCGTCTGACGAATACTCTCCGCTAACTGCTTTTTTTGCCGACTCGCCACCAGACGTATCTGATGGTAGTGACCTTGCAGGTGGAGCGACATAAGAAACTTCGAAAAGTTTAATATCGTTGTACCCTCTCTGAGACGCCGTCTGCGTCGCACTGTGAGTAATAGTAAGTGTTCCACCTTCCTGCAACCCCTGACGCGCCAAACCCATATCAGCTAGACACGTTGAGATAGCTTTCTGAATCGCCCACTTGGCAAAGACGCGGCGCTTGCCGTCATCCTCATCAATTTCAGGGTCACGGTTCTCAGTTTGCAAAGTATAAATAATTTGCTGACGAGGATTACCGTTCTTATCTACCTGAACTTCACCAGTAGGTGAGGTAACTGGTGCAACTTCTGCATCAACCAGTTCCCCCTTAATCGAATCACCGACTGCATCGAACTTAGCAATTGGTTGTTTTGGACCACTCAGCAACATATTTGCATCATTGAATCCCATTATATATTTTCCTTTCATTCATCTTAAGAGAAGGTCACCGACGGGATTGTCGGTCTTCTCGTACTGCTGACACGACAAGCAACCCCTAGCGGGTTGATGTTGTTTCAACAGATTCTTCCAGCCGATTTCCTCGGCCAAGTCAATGTGTGCTTCTAATTTCGCCAAAGCCTTAACAGCTACAGCTCTATCATAATCAAACACACGAGGTTGTGCGTCACGTTGTAAGTTGCCTTTATTTGCAGGCAAAAACATTATGCCTACTTTTGAAACACCATACCCCGCTAGCTCCCAACCCAAAGCGTATAGTTGACCCTGAACAAAATACTGTTTCTTCAAGTCACCTTTACGCACACTATCAAGAGTTCCATCCCCAACAATTTTCCAGTCAACGACGAACCCGTCCCCATTGTTAGGGAAGAAAGCGTCACACGAACCCTTGAGAACAAAATCTTTATACTCGTGAACAATCAACGACTGCTCAACAATAACTTTTCCAGATTCGCTATAACGCGACTCGAACTCTTCAGCTAAGCCCGCATGAACATACGTTCCTAACTGTGCACGCCAAGACCCAACAAACTGTTGCTTTTCCGTGTTTGCTAGCTTACGCACCACACACCTTTGGCATGCCATACCAACCTCAGAAACGCCAATCGCTGTCTGCAACCCCCTCTCGGTGATAGAAAACGACTCAATAGCATCTAACAATGTCTGCTCATTTACAACATCTGGCAACTCATCCATTGCTTAACCTTTCTATAATATTCCGTTCGAAGTCTACAGCCCTAACCCCATCCATTAACGACCTGGTGCTATGAAACACCGTATCGTTCCTAGCCGAAATAAGAACATCAATCGTCCCCCTCGAACGCAACCTCCAAATTGTAACCTGATGGTTACGAGACACACGATGAATTCTATCCTCAACTTGCTCTTGAACGTCAGGACTCCGTGGAATGTCCAAGAAAATTAAATCATCTGCAGCATCTAAGTCTATGCCGACACCAAGACCAGACGACAAAAGAACAATATTTAAACCAGACGATTCTTCTTGAAACTTCTGCTGAATACTTTTACGTTTAGGTTGCGCAACATCACCACAAATAACTTCAGCGACGAACCCCTCAGCTAACAACTCTTCTCGTAACCAATACAAGACACTAGAAAATTGTGAAGTAATCACAACTTTTCCAT